TAGGTGTGTGAAGTTATAATCAACTTTTGTATCAGCAGCAAATACAGCTAAAACAAACCCCTCATAAATAAAGTGCTCTTTTAATTCTGCTAATCCGTTTAAATCCTGAGAGCCTATACCCTTCTTGTAAGATTCAAATAACTTAACAACCTTATCAAATATACTACTGTTCATTTTCTTTACTTTTTTCAATGTAACTGTAAATTGATCTAGTCGATACGTAAAAGTCCCATGCAGTTAAAGTGCAAGCAATATCCATTCCTAGACCCTCCTTATTAATATAGTAGTTTAACTTCTTTAAAGCAGCTAATTCTTTTCTGACTTGATTAGGCGTTCTTTCTTTCGGCATATTATTTTGTTTTCACTGAAGATATTGATTTCAAATTAGAAAAATAAGATTATTTACACTCAATTGTACGTACTTTATTAACATGAAGTTCAAACACGTACAGAACAACGGAAATTCAGCAACTATAAATTTATTTGATTCTATTGGAGGAACTAATGGAATTAGTGGTCAATCTGTAGCGAATGAGATGGATTTCCTTATTAACGCATTAGAAGTTAAAGAGATAGTAATCAATATTAATAGTGGTGGTGGGTCCGTTTTTGATGGATTCTCTATTGTTTCAGCAATCAGACAGGCGAAGCAAAAAGGTATTAGAGTTATTACAAATATAGAGGGTATCGCAGCAAGTATCGCAGGTATTATAGCGGTGACAGGAGATGAGCGTAATATTGTAGATTTCGGACAATTAATGATTCACGATCCGCATTTCGGGTCTAATAGCCATAGGCTAAATAAGAAGCAAAAAAGACAATTACAAAGTATAAAAGATTCTTTAACAACCATTCTTACAAATAACTCAGGCATAGAGGCGGATAATATCGCAAAATTAATGAGTGAGGAAACGTGGTTAAATGCAGACGAAGCATTTAAGGAGGGATTCATTGACAATATTATTTCGACTGAGAGAAATGATCTTAGAGAAGTAAACGACGCAGTGTTGATATTCAACAGTGTTAATTTTGATAATCAAAAACACATTTTAAAAATGGAATTAGAAAACAAAATCAAAGATTTGGAAAATTCTGTTAGTACACAAGAAACAACAATTACAGACTTAAACACTGAAAAGGTTGAGTTAACTAATAAGGTTAATGAGGTTACTAATGAATTAAAAGAAACTAGCGACAAGTTGGAGTCTACCGAATCAGCTTTAGAGGAAGCAAAGAAGATTAATGACGAACTTAAGAAGACTGTAGCGACTAGCATCGTTGAGAATGCTATTAATAATGGTCAAATTAAGAAGGAAAAGAAAGAATATTTTATTGAGTTAGGATCTAAAGATTCAGAGTCATTAAATAATATTCTTGAAGGTTTACCAAAAGTGAAAACCGGTGGTATTATGGACCAGTTAGAAGACAAAGGAGACACAACAGATCCGGAGAACTCAAACAACTGGACAATTAGAGAGTGGGAAACTAAAAATCCTAATGGTTTAAGGGAGATGTCTAATAGCAATCCTGAACTGTACACTAAATTATTCAATGAATTTTATAACAAAGAAAAATAATAAGAGATGGCAACTATAAGCGCAATCGTAAGTTATCCAGATGGAGCAGCACAAGTATTAACTATGTCTGCAGCAGGAGCACAAGCATTAACAATCAAAGGAAGAAAAACTTTAATTGATGGTGTAACAACAGAAGCTACAGGAAACAGAACAATCAATTTAACTATTGATTCTGAAGTAATTATCGGGTCTGAAATCGTTGTACGATCTAAGTCTAACGGAACTGAAACATTAACATTCGGTACTGGAATTACATCGGCTGTATCTACAGGAGTAGCAGGTAAAACTATTAATCAAGCATTTGTATATGATGGAACGGCATTCGTTGCAGCAGGTGCAGAACAACAAATTGACTAACATTTAAAATAATATAAAATGGCAGGAGTACAAAAGGAAGTTTTTCTTAGTTCATTACAAGAAAACTTATTTGAAGGAAGAGAATATTTGAACTTATCAGTAAATCATGATGCATGGGTTGATAATGACATCGTTCATATTCCACAAGCTGGATCGTTACCAAATATCGTAAAAGATAGAGATATGGTTCCAGCACCTATCAGCAAAAGAACAGATGCAGATAGAACTTACACATTATCAGAATATACTACAGATCCAATCTTAGTACAAGATATTGAAGAGTTACAAACTAATTATGCTAAGCGTGAGTCAGTAATGAGAGACCATAGGGAGGCTTTAGGAGATGAAATCTCTAAAAATGCATTATTCTCATGGGGGGTATCAGCAGCAGCAGACACAGCACGAATTGTTAGAACCACAGGGGCTTCTACAGGTGCACTGTCTACAGGTGCATCAGGAACAAGAAAACTTATTACAAAAGAAGATATCGCAAACTTAGCGAAAGTATTTGATAAGGATAATGTATCAAAATCAGGTAGAGTATTAGCCATGCCAAGTGATTTATATTATGAGTTATTCCAAATCGATGCATTAGTAAGACATGATTTTATGGGTAAAATTGCTTTACCGAATGGCGTAGTGAATAGATTATTTGGATTTGATATCGTTGTAATCCCTGCTAACTTACCTATTTATGATGACACAGCAGTGCCAGTAATTAAAGCAGTAGGTGCAGCAACAGCAACAGATGATAATTTCGCATGCTTAGCATGGCATCAAGGTTCAGTAGCTAAAGCAATGGGATCATCTAAATTATACTTAAACACTGATCAAGCTGAATATTACGGTTCTATCATGAGTGGATTACAAATGTTTGGTTCTGCAATTCTTAGAGATGATAAGAAAGGTGTAGGGGCAATCGTTCAAGCAGCATAAAACTAACTGTTATGACAAAAGAGGAATTAATTGAAGTAGCAAAAAAGGCATATTTTAAAGGGAGTAAAAAACTCCCTTTAATGTATGCAACAGAAGATGGAAATTTCTTTTATCCTGAAGCTATGTCGTATGGCAAGTCTCACAGTAAGAATACAGGGTTAGAATTATTAATTATTGAAAACCCTTTATGCTTACCACAGGAAGAAAAAGAAAAGCCAAAGAAAGTTAAAAAACCTAAAAAAAAATAAACTATGGCTTTAAATAAATTAACGGTAAATGTAGACAAACTCGGTATAGGTCGCGTTCTTCCAGAAGAGGACCATGTTTCGGGAATGATCTTTTATCATGCCACGTTACCTAGTGGTTTTGGTTCTAGTGATAGGGTGAAGAGGATTCAATCTGTCCCAGAAGCGGAAGACTTAGGTATCTTGAATGATAGATCAGACGAGACAAAAGCTACAGGGGGTCAGTTTACTATTACAGCAGCAGGTGCAGCGGATGACGTATGGACAGCAGTAATAACACCGGCAGGACAAACAGCGATCACATTAGGAGCATATACAGAGGTTTCAGGTGATGGAGTAAATGATATTGCAACAGGATTAAGAGCAGCGATTAATGCTCTAACTAATACTCATGGATTTATTGCAGCAGGGACAACAGATATTGTTTCATTGACAGCAGGTTTAGGGTATGGAGACGGTATTAATACAAGTGGATTAGCTTTAACATCTAGCGGATCAGGTACAAATACACCTGTGCAATTTTCCGGTGGAGTTGATGCGTTCCATGATGTGATGCATTATCATATTAGTGAATATTTCAGAATGCAACCAAAAGGGGACTTATATGTAGGTATTTATGTATCTAGTACAGTTGACTTAAGTAAGATTGAAACGGTGCAAACATTCTCATTAGGGAAGATTAGACAAATTGCTGTATACGATCATAACACAGCTTTTGCAAGCTCTCAAATTACAACACTACAAACAAGTGCAACAACATTAGATACTAATGAAAGTAGATTAAGTGTATTATATGCAGCTGATTTTTCAGGTATTGCATTATCGGCTTTGCCTAACTTAAAAACATTAGCGTCTAAGAAGGTATCAGTTGTTATTGGTGAGGACGGGTCAGGCTCAGGTAAGACATTAGCAGATGACAGGGCTTATTCAATCACTAATTTAGGATCTGCTTTAGGTGCGGCATCATTAGCAAAAGTTTCTGAAAATATTGGATGGGTTGAAAAATTCAACCTGGTAACAGGTACGGAGATGTTAACACCACAATTTGCAGAAGGAACAAAATTCCAAGACATTACAGTTACATTGGAAACTCAATTACATGACTTCGGGTACATCTATTCGAAAACTCATAACTGGATTGCAGGGACATATTTTAATGATTCAAGTACAGCAACGGCGGGTACATCAGATTTTTCTAACCTTGAAGCTAACAGGCAAATAGATAAAGCAGTTAGGGAGATTAGAAAAGCATTGTTACCAAAACTTAACGGTCCGTTATTTGTTGATTCATTAGGTAAGATTTCTCAAACTACAGTAGAGGTATTTAAAGCAGATGCACAAAAAGAAGTGGATGATATGGTGATTGCTGAGGAATTAAGCGCAGCACAGATCATTATTAATCCTGATCAAGATGTATTAGCAACTAGTCAGATCGTTGTAGCGGCTGAGTTAGTACCAGTAGGTGCAGCAAGATCGATTGTGTTGAATATAGGTTTTGTAGCTAAATTAACTGACATTCAAAACTAAGAAATATGGCACAACCATTAATAAACGGTAGAGCATTTGACTTTACACAGATAACAGCAACAATACTAGGAGTGCCTATGGCATCAGTTTCAGCAATTTCATATGTGGAAACACAAGAGAAAGCGAATAACAAAGGTGCAGGCAATAGACCAGTGTCCAGAGGGCAAGGATCAATCGAGGTAGAAGCATCAATTACTTTAAGTATGAATGATGTTGAAGCATTGAGAGATGTAGCACCGGATGGTAGCTTAGTTAAATTACCAGCTTTTGAAATTATCGTTGTATTCGGTAACGCTCAAAGCCCACAAAGGCACGTTTTAAAAAACGTTGAATTTATGGATGACGGAGTAGAAGCGAGTGTAGATGATACTGATTTAGCAAGGTCATTTAACATAGCTGTAAGCCACGTAGTATACAGATAAACTAAAATATTTTAAACATGTCAAAAAAACAACCAATGGAGACATTTACAATTGAAGTAGAAGACAAACA